CTTGTGGTGCGCTCTGAATGTGCGTCAGGTCAGCGACGGGCTGGGGTGCGACGGCGACGGGCTCGACCGGCTTTGGGGCGGGCTTCTTGTCTAGGTCGGCTGGCGTGCGGACGGTGCCTTCGGTCTTGAAGCGCAGGTAGCGCTGAGGCTGGCGTCCGTCTTGGCTCACTCGGACGAGGCTGGGGTCTCCCTGCTGGCCGTGTGAGATGGTGAGGGGGTCGGCGCCGGCCTCAACGACCAGAGCGGTGTGCCAGCCCGTTCCGGGGCCGTAGACGATTGCGTCGCCTGGTTCTACGAGCTGCAGTGGGATCTCGGTGCCGACCGTGAGCTCGGTGCCGGTGTAGCCCTCGTGCGTGGCGTAGTTCTTGTTAGTAGGATCGGGCGCGCCGGCAAGCCAGTAGCAAAGCGTGACGAAGCCGCTGCAGTCGGTTGCGATCGGGAAGCGAGGTGGCCAGACGCCGATAGCGTTGAGCCGGTCGGCTCCTTCGCTGTAGTGCATCTCTTGCTTGTGGGCCATGAGCCAGTGGGCCCATTCGACGATGGCGTTGCGTGTGTCGGACATGGTTCTCCTTAGTTGATGCCGATGACGGTGATGCTTCCGAACGCGAGGGTGGCAGTCCCCGTGACGGTCTTTGCCAGCAGGTTTATGTAGAACGGCTGGATGCTTCCAGGCTGGTAGATGTAGGCGCCGGAGAACTGCTGGCCGGCTGCCTCAAGGGTTCCAATTTGGTAGTCGTAAATCTGCGATGACGATCCATTGATTGAGAGCCCTACGAACAGACCCGTCGCAGGCTGGGCCGCGCCCGTTGCTCCGAAGTTGTAGATGACGAGGTAGGTCAAGAAGCCCGAGATAATGCCGGCGCCGGCGCCGCCTACTCCTGCCGTGGCGAGCTGCGGGTTGCCCGAGAAGGTCGTGCCGATGCTGATACCGGCGTTCGTGGGGGTGCCTGAACTCCACGCGCCGCCCTGCCGCCAGAACGAAGAGTCCGATCCGTCGCCGAGGGAGGTGAGCTGTGCGCCGTAGGTGGTCGTGTTCTTGATTACCATTAGTTCCTCACGGGGTACGGGTCGAGGGTCAGCGTTGTGTGCCAGTAGCCGGGGTCGGCGCTGAAGTCGTGCGCGATGCTTTCAACGGCCATCTGCAGGTTGATGTAAGGCGTGGCTCCTGCGTTTGGTGGGGTGCGCCGGAACGCGACCACGTCGGAGAAATTGATTCCGAGCATTAGCGGCAGGTTGTACCCCTCGACGTTGCTCACCGTGACTTCGCTCGTCAGCGTTACCCCGTTCACTCGGGGAAGCGGTGTGGCGAAAATGTGGCCGAGGAAATAAGACGAGGATTGCGCGTCGGCCAGCGATGACGAGACCGTCGAGCTCTTGCTGAGGGTTGAGTATCCCCAGCGCGCCTCGTTGCCGGTGTTCTCGTAGATCTGGTCTGTGCCGGCCTGCGGGGTGATGCGCACCGTGGTCCATGTGTCGGTGTCGTCTTGGACGACCTCGAGCCCTTGTGCGTCATACGGGTAGGAGCCCGAGGTGTTGTCGTCGGCGATCGTACCGACGTTGGAGTAGGTGCCCTTCGTCCATGAGTAGGTTGGCGTGCCCACCGGTGTCGCGGCTGGGGTGAATGACCATGTGCCATAGAAGCTCTGGTCATTGAAGTGGAAAGTTCCCGTCCCGTCTTGCCAGAATGAGCCAATGTCCGTATCGGTGATTTGCTGGATGAGGTCGAGCGCCGTTGATCCGTTGATGGGGCTGTCCCAGTAGTACGGTTCAGTGGCGGCGGCTCCTTGTCCTGCGCCGTAGGAGTAGGCGGTCGTGCCGGCGGTGTTTGGGCCGTTGCCAATGACGAGCTGGGGGACGCTCAGGGAGGCCTGTGCGCTCGACGTGCCGCCGGTGATGGAGCCGAAGCCGGCGAGGACCAGCATCTCGGCAATACGATCGGCGGAGTAGACCTTGTTGTTGGTCACGGGGTAGCCCAGCTGGAGCATCGACCCAGCGCGGTAGCGCTGCTGGATCTCCGCCGCGATCGTCGACGTGTTGCTGGCAATAACGATCTCGTCAATCTGCCCGTTGTACGAGAAGAGGTTTGAGGAGTTCGCGCCGATGTTGATGCCTCCGGTGGGGTAGGTCAACTCCGTTGCGGTCTGCCCAGTGGGGTAGAACTTCCCGTCGCAGTAGAGATAGAGCGAGCCCGAGATGATGGCGAGCCCGATGTGGTGCCAGTAGCCGTCGTTGATGAAGTTGGTGCTCGAGGCGATGGCTGTTGTGTAGGGCGGTGGCCCGATGAAGGCGTGGAGCACTCCTTGGTTGCCGACTTGCAGCGTGACCTCGTAATTCTGCGACGAGGTGTTTCCGTTGATGTAGACCTGGGCAATGATGTTGAGGTTGGTCTGCTGACCGAGCACCCAGAAGTCAATGCCGCCGAAGTTGGCGCTTGCTGGTGTTGGCATGGTGAGCGCGCCGGCTGCGACGTTTCCTGATCCGGAAAGGTCAACGCACCCATCGGTGTCGTAGATGATGACGCCGTTGTTCGGGTAGGAGACCTGCCCCGAGAACGTGCCGTTCTTGTTGCCCATGTAGTCGTAGAGCGTGTTCATGTACGCCAGACCCGAGGACTGCGACGTGGCGCTGCCGGTGGTCGAGGCGCTAACCGTGAACGACGTGACGATGTTGCCGGAGGACACCACCGAGGTGATGGTGGCGTTCGTGACGTTCAGGGTGGAGACGCCCGAGAGCCCTGTGACCGTGACGTTGCCACCGACGTAGAAGTTCACCGTCGAGTTGATGACGTTGTAGGTGATGGCGTTGCCTAAGGAGTTGGCTTGCGCACTCGTCACGGTGGCGACGGCGTAGTTCGAGCATCGGTACCACGACTGGGTCGATGCGCTGGCCGCGTATTGCTTCCAGTAGGACGGGCGGTAAAGGTACTTGAGGCTCAGGTACTTGAGCAGGTCGCTGGCCTCCACGTCGAGGTCGGAGTTCAGGGCGTCGGCAAGTTTCTCCGTGACGCTGTCGATGATGCCGTAGAAGGTGGGGTAGGTCGTGCCCTGCCACGTTGCCGTTATCGCCACGGGGAGGCGCGGGCCGATGGTGTTTGGCGATCCATTAAAGAAGCCGTCGCGGTTGTTCAGGGTCATCTTGACCGTGCTCGACTCCACCCGGTCGAGGTAGTGCTGCTTGCCTGACTTGGTGGAGAAGTCGCGCAGGTACGCCGAGCAGTCTGTCCAGACCGAGGTGTTGCTGAACGGGATCTGGTTGGTCGTCGCTATTGAGCCGATCGTAAATGATGACCCCGACGGCACGCCGCTGCTCCACGCCGTAACCGTGAGGACGGTGGCCGTGTTGCTGACGATCGTGGCCGATGAGCCGGCTGCGGTGACGGTCTGCCCTGCCCACTGGTTAGTCGTCCACGCGGCTGCCGTGTCGGTGAGCGTGGTGGCCGTGAAGCTGTTGGCCGTCCCGACGTACCCAAACGGGTTGAAGGCGATGTAGAGCTTGATTGTGGGAAGCGAGGCAATGGTCACGAAAGGCGTCCCTTAGTTGCTGGTTTAGTTGCTGGTCGTTGCGCGGATGTTCCGTAGAGGTTGCCCATGCGTCGTGCGTCTTTGGTCTGGGCGTTGCGGATTTCGATTGCCAGGGCTTTGATGAACGCCTTGTTCTTGACGAGCTCACGGACGAGGATGGCGATGTCGAGATTGACAACTATGTTTTCGTTCTCGTCCATGATTACGCGTTGATGTTCACGACGACGGAGTAGTTCTTCTTCTTGTCCTGCTGAACGAAGTGCGTCAGGGCGTTCACCAGTTGCGGGGAGAAGGCTCCGTTGGCTTCGTATTCTGGGATGTTGCGGTGCGCGGCGAAGAAAGCGGCGATGGCTTGCTCCTGCGGAAGCGTGATGGTAAAGGACGGAGTAACGGTTTGCGGTCCTGCAATGCCTCCTGCGCCGGTGATGGCAGTGCCGACCGCGCCCATCGTGTTCAGGTAGGTGAATTGTGAGGGCATTCCTGCGGCTCCCGTCACTTTGCCTTTGCCGTGCGCGCTGGTTAGCGCGTCAAAAATCCAGTTCAGCCCAGCACCGGCGGCGAGGAATGTCGCGACTATTGGGGCGAAGACTCCGAAGTCTGAAACGCCCGACTCCACGTCGAGCACTCCGAGCTCTGCCTCTTCTCCTTCTAGGAGTGCAGCGATGCGTTGCAACCATGTGATCTGTTCCTCTGCCTGCGTCGAGGTTGGCTGGCCTCCGAACACGTTGGAGAAGCCAGGGATCTTGTTTAGCAGTTGTCCAAGCCCTGGTATCTTGGATAGCCCTTGTCCGACCTTGAGCGTGAGCGCTGCTGCGAACAAACCGATGGTGGCGTCCGAGGCAATCGTCTTGATGATGGGGTGGCTCTTGAAGTACTTGATGGCGTTCTCCGACCAGTTGGCAAGGTCTTGAACCGCAGGAAGGAGAAACAGGCCGACGCCCGTCAGGATGTTCTTGGCTTGGTTCTTCAGGATGGTGAGCTGGTTGCCGAGCTGCTCCTTCGACATGCCGAAGGCGGTGTTGAGCCCGTTCCCGCTTGATTTGCCCAAGATGGTGACGTTGTCCGAGAGCTGCTTGATGTGCGTGGCGAGCGTCGTGACGAGGCCCACCGATCCGGCGCCGAAGGTGTCCTTGATGAGCGTGTTCATGGAGATGCCGGTGGCTTTCGACCGCGCTTCGAGGTAGCCCAGAACATCTACCAGACCAGTGCCAGGGTGTCGAGCAATCGCCGCCATCTGGTCGGCGTTGATGCCCAGTTTCGCCATCGCCTTTGACGAGGCGGTCGTGGGGCTCTCAATCTTTGTCAGGCCGGTGGCGAGTTGCGTGTAGGCGCGGGCGTTGTTGTATCCGGCCTTCGCTGCGATGTCGGCAACTGAAGCCATCTCCGCAAGGTTCAGTCCTGCGGCGGCGAGTGCGCCACCAGTCTTGCCGGTGAGGGTCGAGGTCAGGCTGTCCAGTGATCCGACGTGGCGCTGGTTGGCGAGCACCATAAGGTCAGTCACCTGAGCGACGCTCATGCCCTTAGCAATTTGCAGGTTCTGAATACCGACGAGCGTTTGCGTCATCGTGGTCACGTCGCCACCCGTAATCGCGGCGGCTTTGGCGGCAGCGTCTACGAGGTTGTAGGCGGCCTTGCCTCGGATGCCAGCCTTCTCCACCTGCAGGAACGCCGATGAGATGTTCTCTGAGCTGATGCCGGTCTGGTCGGAGATGTTGAGGATGACGCCCTTGAGGTAATCCACCTCGGCAGCCGAAGCGCCTGCTTGGTTGCGGATAGCGTCGAGGCTGTCTTGGAACTTGAGCGCACTGTCCACACCACCAGCGATTAGCGCAGCCCCCAGTCCGAGGATGGCGGTCGAGGCGTGTTGCGTGAACTTGTTGAACTTGCCCCCCGATGCGTCGGCAGCAGCGCCGAACTTGCCCATCTTGAGCTCGGCCTCGTCCATCTTTGCCATGAACTCTTTGGTGTCCGCGAAGAGCGTGGCAATCACGGGTGGGAGCAGTGGC